TAAGCGTTCCCGAAGTAGACTCATCAACAAAGACCAACTCGGTTGCTTTTTGTCGCAAGACATTAGTTGAAATAGCGGTTGCCATTTTGTTGCTCCGTTTATATTATTATTTTGCCGTTTCCGGCGCGTTAAACGCGGTAGTGTAAATAACCGCGTATTCTAAAATAACGACCCCAGCACCACTGCTGAGTTCGCCGTCAAATCTAACCTCAGTTGAAGTTAAACGTAAGTCTGTCAATAAAGCGTCAATCGCAGATGAATTAGCAATTGCGGTTTCGCACTCGCTCGCAATCGTGTCGAGCTTGTCATCTAAATTTGTAGTCGTGTCTGCATAACCTTCGATCCGCATTGTCAACGATCTGCTGATTAATCTAGTCGCTCCGCCAATTTCAAAATCGTCGCTGCTTTCTGTCAAAGAATAAATACATAGTCCAGGCAGTTTCGCCTTTTCCATCGGATAAATCCGAGACTGAAAAACATTTGTTCCGGTTGTAGATAACGAAGTGCAAGCGGTCGCAAATGCTTCTCTGATTTGTTGTCTGACGTGTGCCATTTAACTTTCTAAAATTAAAGTAGTTGCGCCTGTTCCGTCTGCCTGTACTCCGCGAATCGTGTATGTTGTACCGGAAACAACCAGCGTATCTCCGTGTGCCGCCGCGCTTACGTCTGACGTCCTACAGTTGAAAGACGCGTTCTTTCCTTCTATGGAAGTTTCACCTCCAGGAATATCAAAATAAATATTGCCGAATATTCCGTTTATAGTCGAAGCGCTTCCACCGTCAGGTGTATATGTTCCAGCAGTACCGGAAACATCTGTCGAATAAAATTCGGCTAGATCCGCGTCTGATTCGATTGCCATTTGTCTTTTGATTTTTTACGAGTTTTTTTAGTGTATTCTGCTTTTCCCATTGCGACTAAAGTTGCCGCATCTGCTTCTGATACGCTTTCAATTTCTCCTGCCATCAGCGGTGATGAATCAATTGCAGTATTTTTTAAAATTAAAATATTAATCATAAATTCCTTTTGAAATAAGCGACCGCCGAAACAGCCGCTTAAGTTAAACATAAACTACACTGTTGTGTAATCTAAACATGCAGAAAAGGATTCAGCATGTCTTACTGCGACATCTACTTCTTGCATTACAACAAGCCGGACAGTTCCTTTTGATCCATTGGTGTAGGGGTCAATTAGGATGTCGGGTGTGCTGAAAAGTCCAAGCATCAACTGCGAAAAATCGCCGAAAATCATTGCTGAACAAGTGCCAGAAGTTGAGCCTTTAGTCAAATCAGACGGGACATTTGTTGTTACTCCCATTTGATAGCCGTAAAGCATGTTCCACGGATCATTCAAAATCATTACTGAATCCGTTGAAGATACTTTTGCGGTATTTGACAGCTTGCTTTTGACTTTAGGATTAGACAAAAATCCCATTGTGCTAGCGTTTAATGCCGCATTATCGGTTTCCACTTCTTTGACTAAATTAGTCACGGAAGCCCATGTCGGAGCACCACCATTTGTGCCAATTGCTACAGAACCAATGCCAGACGTCTTAGTGATGCCTGTTGGTTCAGCACCTGAATCACCCTCGATTGCTACATCTTCAATTTTATTAGCAACTGCGGCTAATATATCATTTCTGACGATAGCCTCAATGGATGGATCGCTTTGCTGGAGTAACAATCTCGAAATATCCTCATAGCAACCAAGTGTCTTGCCTTGCATAGTTATTTGCCCAGTAGTCTGATTAACTGCGGCAACTGCGGCGTCTTCTGCCACAAATGCGGCACTGACTCCGGCAGAAACTTTAGGAATGCTAATTTTAGTAGTCAAACCGGACATGATTTTCATACCAAGACCCGGCAGAACCATTTTAGCACGCAAAGCTTCGACCCACTGCGACGCGAGTTGATCTGTAGGAGCAAAATATCCCCCACTTGCATTGGTTCCAGCGGTCATTACAGTTCGTTTTGCAAGTTCTTCCTCATTACGACTGCCTGTCCAAGCAAAATCGGGAATGAAAAAACCCTGTGGAGTTTTCCCTAAACGAGTTGCAACTTCTTGGCTCATTTCTAGTTCAAAACCTGCTTCTTGCCAAGTTCCCCTTGACGAAGCATTCAAAGCTCTCAGCAAAGAATATTTGCGTTGATCTTTGATAGGCGCGTCAACAACATCAGCTGGAACGTCCAGCGGCTTGCTCTCGATTTGACTCAAAAGCTGACCCCGAAACTGGTCAAGTTCAATGTTATTAGCAATTGCTTGATCGGCAAGATCGCGCCTGTTGTGTCGCTTCGCCAATGCAAGTATTTCTTTATTAGTTTTTGCACGTTCTGCAAGTCTTTCGCCGACAATCTTTTCAGCATCAAAACTTGGAGTTTCAGCAACTATTTCTGCTTTAGTTTCCATAACTTCCTTTTTCTTATTTTCTATTAAAGTTTTTTCAGCTCTCCCTATTCCAACTTGTGTGTCTGCTGGAATCGAAACAACGGAAATTTCACGAGGTTGAAACTTTGCGCGATAGACATCATGTCCGTCGCGAGTTTCATCCTGTTTCATAAGTTCGGTGATTGTATAGCCCACCGAAATGTTAGCTCGAATCTTGTCTTGTACGTCCCTGAATATTTCTGAGGCAAGTGATCCGTTCCCGAACCTCACCACCGCGCGAGACTTTCGCTCGGTTTCAGATAATGATGCAGATTCCACAACACCGATTTGAGTTTCTGGATCATGCGATAAAAGTAAAGGCGCACGTCCGCTACCTATAAAATCAAAATCTATATCTCCGCGATCATGGCTTAAAATTTCCCAACCAAATGATCGCAAAACTGGTTCTTCAGAAGCAAATGACATTGAAATAGTCCGGCTTTCTTCTTCACCTTCTGCTCTTTCAAATTCAAGCGCAAAAGTCCGCGTTTCTAAACCTTCAAAATCTTTTCTTTCAATTTCATTCATCGTCTTCACCTTTGTCAATTTCTGGTTGTGCCGCTGTTTTTGCACCTAACGGCATGAGGTTAATTTTCAAATTATATCTGTCTGCCATTTCCAGATCCGATTGTATTGCAGAAAATACTTCTTCAACGTCACGTCCTCCTGTTTGTTGAGCGACATCGGACATTGATAAGAAACCATTTTGTAAACCTGTCACTGCGGCGTTAATCTCTCGCTGTGGATCAACCCACGAATAGCCCCTTGCACGAAAAATAACAGAATCCGCAAATTTATTATAACGATCAACCGGAAACGGAATTGCTCCTGCAGTCATTCCTAAATTCAACCATTCACGGAAAATCGGATTTGCAAAATGTTCAATCAAAAATCTCTGGTGCATTTTATAATTGTCGCGACTTTCAATTGTTCCTGCTCTGATTGATGAATAACTGACTGATTCCAGATTGCTACTAAGCGTCACATAATCTAAACCAAGACCAGAAGCGATTGTCCTGAGCATTGCCTTGTGAAATCCCTCATATCCTGAATTTGGATGATCCATATTTGGAGTAACGATATCAACTCCGGGCGGAAGTTGGGTTATGCTCCCCGGTTCGACGTCCATAATCGGAGCGTCTTGATCAAAATCATCACCCGAATATCCGACGCCGTCTTGAGTTTTCATAAACATCGATTTGCTTGCGGATAATCTAGCCGCCACAAGTTCCGCCTCAGTGTAACCGTTAAGCTGATGTATCTGGTTCATTACAGACGCAAATAAAGGAACTCCACGCGTTTGCTGACACCTTTCCGGCTTATAAATATGCATTATGTCAGCGGCAGGAACGCGTACTCTATGACCTATTTGGCCAGCGCTATCGTAAGGATGCGTTGTGCCTGAATGTAAATGGTACGCAATTGGTTTGTTATACTGATTTAACTCAACACCCATTACAACGCGGTTCCCGTTTTTTGCTGGTATGTTATATTCTTCGTCTAAATAATCTGGCTCAAGAAATTGAATTGCATACCCGAATTTATTATCTGCATTGCGAATGTGTTTGATTAATACCTCACCGTCTCGAACTAAACTTTCTTGGACTAACTGCTGACAATCAATCCACGAAAATTTTCCAGAAACTTCGCAAACGCCTTTCTGCGACCATTCTTTGAAAGCTCTCTCGACAATGTCATTTCCGCTCATATCCAGTTCACCCTTGAGTTGTCCTGGTCGTGGAATATTTCTTGCGCGAACTTGTAAGTGCAAACCTTTATCGCCGACAACTTGCGTTCTAAAAATCTGCAATGCTTTTGCGGCAATCGGTTCATTTCGAGCTAACTGCCGACAACGATCCCGAAGTTTCCGCAAAGCCGGTCGAATTTCTTGATCGGCAGAAGATGAACTTCCAAGAAATCCCGCAAGCAATCTTCCAGCGCCTGCACCTGAATAATTACGCTGAGCCGGAAAGCGTCTTGTTTTAGTTTTTCCCCATGAAGAAGGATTGTACCAAGACATAATTTAAAACCTCACTAAAATATTTTGACCTGTTTTGCGACCAGACAAAGCGCGGTCTTTTTGAATTTCGCGGTTATAAACTGTACGATAATAATTCAATTCGCCGCGTGTATCTTCAATGCTTCTTAAAGTATTTGATCTGTCTGAAACTGAATAAGCGGTT